ATAAAAAATACACGCTAGATTTTGTATTTTCTAGCGTGTAAATTTTAATGTACCGTCTATTGAATAATTTTTAATACCTTTTAAACACTTTTATATTCATAGTAAATGTCTGGTCTGATACAATTTCATCAGCAAGTGGGCAATACACTGTTGGTGTTAGATTTACAGCATTAGTACCTGCATAATTTGTCATTGTACAACCGACAACTAACGGTATTTGTAGATATCCAGTTTGCATACTATTCCACACATCAATTTGACATTCGTAATTTGGCATATCGTTGACATTATAATTTAGTGTTGTAACAATATTATCCCACCAATAAGGTGTACCATTACCAATCGTAAAAGTTTTATTTGTAGAATATACCAATTCTGCACCTATCTTTTTCCAATTACTCCATTGAGCACCTTGCTTTTCTCTTGTATAACTAGAAGCGCCAGAACCAGCATTTATAATTTCTTGAATTATTTCATCTCTATTTGTACCAATGTTATTTGCTGTTACTCTGATATAAAACGAACCGTATTGTAAAGCCGTTGATGGTAATCCACCGATTGTAACACCACTTTCACTACTAATAGTATATATTCCTGTTTCCTTTAAATCGTTTAATTGTGTATTCTTGAGTATTTCTTTGTATTGGTAATCAAGAGTTGTTGGATTCCATGATAGCCATGTTGTCCCAACTTTACATCTACTCCATGTTTTGCCGATATATTGAGCGTTTGGGCTAGTATTACCAATTTTTGTTACCCTTTCAACATTTATAATTGTACTACTAAGGGACAATATATCATTTGTAATTAATACAATATCGCCAGAATTAAATCCGCTAGGTGCATTTAACCATTTGGTATAATCTTGAAATGTAGCAATCCACATATCACCATTTGCAACTTCTGTACTTGTGTAAAAATAAGTGTTGAAATCAATTGTAGTATTGTATGGAATAATGGTTACTGAAATATTTGATTTATACCAATTATTCCACTCTTGAATATCTAATTGTGACCTGTAATACATATTTCCATTAGAAATATATAGATTCTGTTGCAATGGGTTATATACACTTGTGTCTGCTGAATGCCCGACAATACACATAAAATTATAACCTGCACCAACACTTTCTGGAAAATTAAGAAATTCACTATTTGTAGTTCCAAAATAAATTCCTGTATCTGTCCAGTTATTTATATCACCAATTGTTTCACTTGTTCCGCTATTATATAATTGGTCTACATCAAAAACTTTGTTTACATTGTTAGCAACACTGGATTCAACCATTGCAGGAACATTTGCCACAAGCCACGGTTGAGTTATTGCATTAACTTGTGTTGTCACAGTATTAGGAATTTCGTTTACAACCTCTTGCATAGCATTAATATCGTTGTTTACTCTGGTTTCAAATTGTTCTTGTTGTGTTGTTATTGTTTGTTTGAATGTGTCAATATCATTATTAATAGCTGTTTCAAACTCTTCAACAATATTGCGTATATCAGTTTCAAAAGAGTTAATGTTATTAGTTACATTTTCTTTAAATGAATTAATATCATCAGTAACTTGTGTAACAAAAGCATTGATTTGATTTGTTGTTTCTCCCTCAAATGTGTTAATTTCATTTGTGACAGCTTGACCGAATGTGTTGTAATCTTCAATTAATTTGTTTATTTCTTCTTCAAGTTTATTAATCTTTTCTACATAAGATAAACTCTCATCAAACACACAAGGTAAAACCCTTTGTGTCCAATAGTGAATATTAGGTACTTTTGTAAAATCAATCATTTTAATACACTCCTTACCAAATTCCTAAAAATAGTTCGTCTAAATCGTCAATAATCATCATGTCAATATTTAAAAATGTTTCACGATACATATTTAATAATTCGCTTTCGCTTGCTGTTCCATTGTTTCCAGTTCTGGATAGTGTTGTATTTTCATTTAAATTATTGTTACTTGAAGTTGTTCCGCTAGATGTTGATTGTGATTCTGAAGTGTTCGTGCCGTTATTTGTATCTTTGTCTTGACCATCATCTACTGTTGCACTAGTCAAATATTTGTCGTTCAATATTTCGTTTGGTGTAGTTTGTGCTTGTGCTATATCAGAAAATTTACTTACTTTTCCATAATCTGTTGTTTGTGTACTGTTAAATGATGATGTATTATTTCCGCTCCCTGTTGTTTCTGAAGTTCCGTTTCCAGAAGCTATTGATTCTCTTGCAAATTTTTCTTCTATATTTGTAGTGTATAGAGGATTTATTTTTATTAATTCAGACTTGTACATTTGATTGTAATATGGCATTATTTCATTCATTTTTTGGTTTAATCTGTTTTTGAATAATGCTTCTGTTTCAAACCCTATTTCACGAAAATAATAATGTTGAATTATTTTGTTATTCAATTGTTCTCTGTATGATTCATCAAATATAGGATAATCTTTTAAGCCTAAATCATAGTTACCCTCAATTAAATACCTAAGTTCAATCGTATATCTGCTCATTTTGAATCACCTCGGCATTATATTCAACTGGCTTTTGTCTTAGTTCAACATCTATGTTTGTTCCATATAGTTTGTTGAATTTTTCGCAAGCCTGTTTACGGCACAACAAACCTGTATCACCACATAATTGTACCAACTGATTGTTTGCATTTACTTCGTCTGTAATTAGTCTTTCCCGTTTGTCTGTATTAGCATTGTTGATACCATACCTTGTCAAAAATTCATCTAGAACTTTGTTAAATAATAAAGTCAAATCATTACCCAAAAATGGTGCGTCTGTTTTTAATACTTTAAATTCGGTGTCATTGAACGTGTCTTTATATCCGTATATAGCTGGCTCGTTACCGTCATATTGCATATAAATATTTTTTAATGTCAACTTTTTATTATCAGGACACAACATTAGCAATGGTGTTTTCTGTACTCTAGTATTTACATCTATCGTTCTTCTGATATCATATAACCTAAGAGCATACTCACAGACAATCCCTAAGTCTGGCATTTTGGTATAATTGTTGTAAATCAGTGCAACATCTTGTAGTTTATATGTTTTGTGATAGTCAAGAGAATATGCGTTTATTTCTTCTGGCTCTTGATAGATATTTAATGTATTCGATTCGGAATATCTTAAATTCAGCATTCCATACAAATCATCATTTACAAATACTGCTTTTCCGTCTTCGAACAAACACAATTCTATGAAACGTTCGTTCATTGATTCGGGTAAATTTTTCCATTCATACCTAGACAATAGCAAATTTGCAAGATATGAATAGTACATCATAAAAGCTGTGTTGTTTTTATACCCACACAAATTAGTATCCCATGGTTTACGTTTTCCCATATTATCACCACCTATTTTTTATCGCTAGTATTATATTTGTATGCTGAATAATTTAAAAATGTTGATGTATCATGCCATATTCTTACACCACTGTTAAACATATTTTTTATTACGTTCATGTCATCTTCTGGAACATCACCCTCAATGACAACTTGTGATGTTTCTATATAGTCAAAATTTGAACGGTTATTATAGTTAACAGATTTAAAATCGTTTATAGCATAACCAAATTTATCGAAATAGTTATCTATTTGTTTAAACTGTTCGTATGATAAACGATAATAACATACAGTAAAGCAAAGTTTTTCTAATGATAGCATTATGTTTGCACTGTTGTATGTCCCATTTGCTTGATTAGGTTGTAATGCCATATCAGCTTTTTTAGCATAGAAATTCCATATTTGTTCTCCTGTTGATACAAGGTTATTTACAGTGTTATTAATTTGCGTTCCTAGTGAAGCAATTCTATTTCCGATAGCCCCACCAATGGCATTAAATTGTCCTTGTGTCGTTCTAGCACTATCCATTTGCGCACCTGCTCCTGCATAATTTCCTGCTCCACCTGTTAATGATGAAACCATGTTATTAAAATTGTTAACCCCTGCATTAATTATAGGTGTTAATTGCTGATATTTTAATGTGTTCTGATTAAATGCTAGCCATTGCTGATATGTGTCACTTACCCATGAACATTGCGGATATCCATTTAAAATTAATCCCTCTGTTTCATCGCCTAATCTATAATTGTATGGATAGCATATAGCGCATGACGGTGCTAATGGTGTTGCACTAATAACAAATGTCATTAAATCACCTGTTGTATATTCGTCTATATCGTCAAAAAATTCTTGTCTATATGTTACCGAACTTCCGTTATTGTTAGTCACAACTATTTTAGTAAATGGAAATGTTAAAAGTTTCTTATTATTCGGTGTAACATAATGTGGCGAAGCACCAGGGTCTGGTTGTATATCAATTTTTGTTAATTTGTTTGTTCCGTCATGATATGAAAGTGATGTCCATGTATAACTATCTGTGGAATCACTATTCGGATTATATCCTAATGGAACACCCTCTCTAAAGTTTACATTATTTTCTCCAATAAATTCTTTAGCTACTGCATAAATCATTATTATTTCCTTAGAGTGGTTAGTTTCTGCTACTAAATATTTATTAACAAATGATATAAGAGAATCAGAAGAATAGAATGGCACATAATATAATCCAGAATATACACCGTCTATTGATTTAGTTTTACATTGTTTTACAAATTCGCTACCATTCCAAAAAGTTACACAAGCAACGATAAATATTAAACCTTTTTCGCCCAAATCGTATCTTTGAGATTTTTCTTCTACATAACGTAAATTTGTGAAACCCTCTGGCTGTAAATTTGCTCCGATAGTATCTTCGCCTTTTGGAATATGCTGACGTACTATAAATGATTCGTGAAAGTTTAACGCACTTTCCCATGTTTGCCATACATCTGTACTGAATCTAATTTCAGTTACATTTGCGTTTATATATTCTAGTGAATCAACAAAAGCATAGAACCATTTACTACCAAAATGGTCGTTTCTATACATCATATAATTAACATTATATAGTGAATCTTTGCTTTTATTAACTCTAATTGCTCCGCTCCCCTTAACGTAACTATACCCGTTAACGTCTGTTAAGTTGTAAACAGTTTTACTAATAAAGTAATTTGCTCTAGCCTCATCATTATTTTTAAAACTTAACACGTTGGTATAATCACTAAAAGGAACGGAACATAACCGCACCTTTGAATCTGGTGTAAAAGTCATGTTCCGTATCTCCTTTCATAAACTATTCAGCAGGTTTGAATAAAACAGCGTTTGCAAATGGACTATATCCATAAGTTTGCCATACATGGAAGAAGTGTTTTGCACTCATGTTAGCAGGATTTACGAATGTATTGAAATACTTTGTTTTATCCCAAATTTTAATAAATGCTGAATCACACAACATTGCATATGCAGTTATTGGTTCTTTTTCTGTTCCACCAAAATCATCGACAACAATTGTTCTACCCATAAATTCAACTTTAGACAGATTAAAAGCGGTTGCCAAACTATCTACATCAATACTTGCCATTACTTCAGGGGTTGCAATCAAAACTTGTTGCTCTTTAGGTGTAAAGGTTTTGAATTTTTTAGTATCGCTTGTTGCCATTTTGTTATAAGCATTATATTCAGTAGAGAAAAAAGTAAATTTATCTGATAATGTTTTGACAGCCTTAACAAATGCATTTGCAGTTGCGGAATCAGTTGGCATTGCAAGCTGTGTTGTAGTTAAATGTCCGTCATTAATAGCAGTTGAAATAGTACCCTTTGTCCATTCATACTCTGCAACTTCGTTTGACCTATAAAGGTTATCAACAATTCTGCTTACAAGTGTACCGAAATTATCCCAACTAGAAAATGCCATTTGTAATTCACTTTCAATATTGGTAACTTCAAAATCTTTTTGACGATTTACTCTATAATAAGCAACTTTCAAATCTGGTGCTTCATTTGTCAAAAGTCTACTACCGCTTACATCGTAATCTTTTTCTGTCTGCAAATTAATAGCAATCTCTCTTACATCACTACCTAAAATAGAATCACCACGTTTGAACATTGAAAGTGGGTTTTTATAACTTCTGTATTCAACATAAGTCATTCCAATTAGGTTAAATAAAGTAGTGTAAAAAGCATTAGCCAATTCACTCCACTGCAAAATCGGTTTTCCTACATCTTGAATATTTGTTGCTGTTGCTTGCGGAATACTTGCTCTTAACGTTGGTGACATATTCTCAACTACTGTATTTACTACTTCCGCACCATTCTCTAAATTAACTCCCATAAAAATCACTCCTAATCAAATTTAATAAAATCTTTAATATTTCTAGGTTTATCTTCTTCGGGTTCTGGTTCTGGTTCTTTTTCAAATCTAGAAACAAACCCTTTTGACAATAGCAAATTGCTATTAGCGTCTTTTAATTTTGAATTATAGTCTTGCAAATCCTTTATTTGTTGCTCTTGTTGTGTGTTTACTCCTTGTAACGATTTTACACTTGTCATTAAATCATTTAGTTCAACACTTATGTTTTCGTTGTTTGTAGTCTTTTCTGCAATGGTTTGGAATAATTCGTCGATTGTCATTATTTAATCACCTCTAAATATTTTTTATCAATTGCAGATGTTGTAATTCCATCTCTGCCTATTACGATACGGTTCTTTCTAATTTTCCCAATACTTAATACTTCGTAGTATTCATAATATTGTTTGAATTTTTTATTTGTTCCATATATAATAGGTTTAAGAACCTTAACAACACTGCCAACTTTTAACTCTTTTTTTATTCCATACATTTTTCCTATAATATCTGGATAATCCTTATAAGCATAATTGTAATCCAAATTTTCGTTTCTGTCAACTTTAAATTGTCGCATACCATGAGGAATAATTTTTTGTAAATCTTCATCTTTTTTCTTTGTCCAATCTGCAAGCCATTTGTCAAAGCGTGTTAATCTTTGCAAATCTAATTTAGATTTAAAATAGCTCGTACTTGCATAAATCACAGCGTAATATCCTGCTTTTTCGATTTTGTCGCAAAAGGCTATACAAATATCTGTGCGCTGTGCAATTGTGAGATTATCAAGTTTTTTATCTTCAATATCAAATGCAATAGGATACATTGGTCTATGTCCTTGATTTGATATTTTGTCAACAATTGATAAACAAAAATCTGCTTCTGCTTCTGCCATTTTAGTATCAAGAGCATATGTATAATGATAAAATCCAAAAGGTATTTTTGCCTTGATACATTTTTTGGCATTGTTATAAACTTGTTTGTCTTCTTGCTTGTCCTTGTTAATGCTTCCATAACCTGTCCGAATCATAACAAATTCAAAATCGTCTAATCGACTACTCTTGAAATCTCCGTTATGTTCGGATAAATCAATCCCCAATCTTTGCATTTTCATCTTCCTCTTTTCCTTTTAATATATCAATAGCATTTGTGATAACTTTAGGAATTTTTACACCGATTAATCCTAAGTTTTCAATAATGCTAATGACTTCGTTTGTAATGAATGAAATTATAACAACATTTCTAATATAATTTGTTTTTAACACGTAGTCTAACATATTAGCAACTATCACACAAATTATAATACAAACTTTTTTAATCAAACCTTTGAATCCAATTTCAGATGATAAACCACCTGATTCTGTTTTCTTTGATTTTTTAAATACACCTGATAATATTAATCCTGTTATGTAATCAGTACACATAAATATTAATAGAATTATGAAAGGCATTGTTATGTCACCTACCAGATATAAAATTGCACTGCTTACACAAGCACAACAAAAACAAAAAATATCTTTCATCGTATCAACTCCTGTACATCAATCGGACAAAATCCTTTATTAGCTTGTTTACAATAAATACAATATTCTGCAATTCTTCTACTAGTTGTTAATGGTAATTCAAATATTTTATGAATGAAAGTTCCTACTTCCTTTATTGTGAATCCCATTTCATAATAATGATTAGAATAATTATACATTCTTCTGTTTATTACCATTTTGATATCACACTTTCATAAACTTTTTTAATTTGCAAATCTTCAAAGTAAACTCTACCATAACGATACATTTTTCCTAAATTTTCAAGCTGAAATATTCCACGCACATTTTTAGTAAAAATTGTTGCGCCTTTTAAGTCTGTATTACTTAATGCGAATTTAATTGAATTTGTTCCATTACAACTATATTTATTTGTTATAAAATAATAACCACTTTCGTTATCAAACCAAACACCTACTTGTAACCCGTCAAGAATCATATCAAACTTGTATCTAGCATTTGAAGTTTTTTCTGCAATAAAGTCATAGCTATCTAATTTAAACTGATTATTTAAAGCAAAGTTTCCGTAATTCGTTTTAGATAATAGTTGACCCGAACGTGTTTGTTTTATCTGCTCCCGATATTTAACGCTGTTTGTTTTCATCGCTATAATATCCTCATTTTTCCATATATTTCCCTCATCAAAATTTATGCCAAAATAAGTGAAATACGGATTAATTACAGAATAAGCATTACTTATAAAAATTACCTTAACACCTCTAAACCTGTCAACGGTACACCAAAAATGTAAAAAATAATCTTCAACTTCATTATTTAAATAATGATATGTTCCCTCTTTCATGGTAAATTCATCAAATATAATTGTACCCACTTTAGGTGTGGCAACACTAGCTTGTACAACAGATTGAGTTAAGGCATGAGCAAATCCCATATACTTACCATTCATATAAAAACATTTATTCTTTTCTGTTATTTCCCATTTTGGGTTATTTATTTTCAACGGTTCAAACAGAGAATTTACTTTTTTTATCTCTGTTTTAAATCTTCTCAAATATATAAATTCCTCACCATATTTCAAATAACGTTTTACAACGTATTCTAATGCACCATAAGTTTTTCCGTTTCCACGTTCACCAACAATAAAGTTAAATAATTTGTTGTGTGATAAAACATCATTTATATTAAAATATTCCATTTTACAAGATTGGGAAAAGCCAATGATATCTAGTACCACCTAGACAATCCATGTTGGCGGTTCTTCACCGTGGTTTCCAACATTGATATATCATGACTTTTTCCCTTTCTCTCCTTTCATTATACTCCTTTTGTTTGAGTTTGTCAACATGAATTTTACTTCACTTTCCTTTAATAGTAAAGTCTGTGGTTTTTAATATCACACCACCCTTGACTTGCTTCGGTTGTAATTTTCCTGAATATACACTACCTATGTTAAACTTTTTGATTGTGAATGACTTTTTTGCTGGTTTTGGCAATCCTGCAACTGTTATATTACGTTCTAACTTATTACTGTTAGGTTCTGTTCCATAATCAACATAACATTTTTGACGTAAATATTTACAATATCGTATGTTAAATTCATGCTTCCAAAAACCTAGTTTTGCATTGTCTAACGGTATAAAATCAGGTATAGCACCAATTGCGTGTATGCTATCAGTATCACTGTAGATGTATTTTCCTGTTTCGTGAATTTTCTGAGCCATTCTTATAGTTTCATTTCTTGCCCATGCTGTGATAAATACAGCACATGGAATATAAACAGGTTTCCGTTCTTCTTCCTCTAACTTTTCAAATTTTAATATTCCGTTTTCTAATACTGGTTTTTTACTTCTTCCTTTTGGTGATGTTCCAAACTTTCCGTATAATGAATTTAACAAAAGTTTAGCTATTAGTGTCATTCCTTTGTTTCCTTGTAGCTTACTTTCTACCTTAACTTTACTCCATTTGTTTATATATTTATCAAACATACCTTTTTGTGCTCTGAACTTCCAACCGTCTATAAACTCAATATTATAAACATCGTAATGTTCATAAAACAAACACAAATCAACATTTGTCAAATATAAATCAGGATATTCAAAACCGCTGTCTGTTATGTATTCGTTCGCTATAAATGATAAATTGTTTTTTAATTGTATAGTTGGAATGTGACCTTTTTTTACAGTAAATTGCGCTCTTAAATGCTGAATATAGAGAGGATAATATCTATCGTATTCATATTGACCTTGAAAAAATACTGGTTGTGAATACGGCAAAGGTTTCATTAACATAACACTAGGATAAAGACTATTATAGTCTATAACAAATCCATCTTCTTTTATCAATTTGCCTGCAAATTTTGGATTTAAATATGTAAATCCACCTCTATATGATTTCCTTATGTCACTATCAATTGAAACGTCTAATTGCGGAAAAAATTGTCTGAAATGTTTTTCACCACCTATAATTTGCTTGTAGTTATATAAAGCATTACTACCTTGTGTCATTTTCTTTAGATTTTGTTCAAAGAAATAATCTAATGCTGTTGCAACTATCTTTATATCGTTTAATAAATAACTTTTTTCTTTCTCTGTCATTATATGGTCTTTGCTTCTATATTCGTTATAATCAATTTCTTCTTTTTGAAACGGCATACCGAAAGATTTTGCAATCTGTTCTACTGTTAAATTAATTATTTTTAAACTATCGTATATATCAACCTTTACTTTCTTGTTAACATAAAAAGATATATTGTAATATTTTATATCTTCAGATATCATAGTGGTAAACGTATTCATTTTTAAATCTTGTTTTCCTTTTACCCATGTGTAACCATTTGATAATAGATAATTTAAAATAAAACTACCGTCAAATTTGAGATTGTGAAAATATATTTTTGAATTTTCTTTTAATGTCTTTAAATGTTCAAAAAAGGACTCTATGCTATTACCAAAATTTGCAAATGTATATGGTATATCACATATTCCCCATGCCCATACTCTACAATCATTTTCGTCTGTTATAGTTTCAAAGTCAGCACTAAACAACATCAACCCCAAATCCTTTGACTAGTTCTACAAGTTCAGTTAGTCTTTCACGTTGTTGCAAAACTGTATAATTTTCGTTTAAAATTAAGTGTAAATCTTCACCAATATTTCTTAAAAAATCAATAAATTTTTCCGCTGGAATTTTTGAAACAACGTCTTTTAAATCTATTGTTTGTATATTTCCATATTCATCTATGTATTCACTACCTACTTGGTATAATGATTTTATAAAATTATGTTTATATAAATTGTTTCTGTATTTAATATAACTAGGAAAACTCCTAAATTGTACAGATTTTAACATTTTTCTAAAATCTGTTACTTTATCATATTCATTATATTTTTTATTAATCGGTCGTAATTCGTTTCCAATATCCCCACCCATTTGAGCATATGAAAATTCAGTTCCTTTGAATGGTGTTTTTAACATAATGTCTAATTCTTTTAATTTTAATTTATTTACAATTTTTACATCTTTGTTATATTCATCTATCGCCCATTTATTTAATGTTATTCCCGATTTTGTCGTTATTGGCTTAATATTTTTGGATATAAATAATTTGTCTATTGAAGAAGTCAGTTTTTTTAAATCTTTCGCTGTCAATATTACATCTTTTAATTCACTAGTTTTTAGTGTATCTTTATATAAATTTTTTAGTTCAGGATATTTATTTTTTATTCTTCTGATTTTTTCATTATATCTTTTAACTTGTTTATTGATTTCATTTGAAAATTGATTATATTCTCTGTGTCTTTTCGGCATAGAATCACCCCACAACACTCTATTTTAAAATCATTAACAATTTTTGAATACAACAATAAATATGCCATTTCATCAGTTATATTCAAACCGTAAATTTTTTTATAACGATATTTCAAATTGTATATTACTTTTTTATTGTCTACTTTTTGCTTAAAATAAATTAGTTGTTGAGGGTTTGAAAAATAAAATTTTAAATCATTACTAAATTGATAACTGAAATTATCCATATAATCACCTAATTTTAAAGGCGGACAGCGATTCAATGTCCGCCTTATATTATACTGTATCAAACACAAGATATAAGTAATTATTTTATTTTACAACTGGTTCAAAAGTCAAAATGCTTCTATCACCTTTTGTAATTTGTTTTACTTTAAATTTAATCGGTTTTTCCCAGTCATGAGGATTGCCTAATAATTCAACAATTCTTTTTACAGCTGTGAAAACTCCGAACGAAACGGCAACATAACTTTCTCCCTTGTCGTCAACTATAATAGTTCTTGGGCAGGTTTGGTAAATATCTTTACCGTTTTCGTCTTTTTCGTCCTGCAAAACGTTTACAGTTTCGATATAAATATCTTTAATTGTAATTTCCATGTTTACAAAATCTTTGATTCGGTGGTCTGGTGTATTCGTTGCTTTTAAAACTTTAAGTCTATCTTCCATAGAATCCATTTTAAAAGATGATACCAACATTTGTGAACCGTTATCCAATACATTTTCTTTGATTTGCAATTCGTTACTCATTTTAATACACTCCTTTTAATTATTCGACAACATGAGAATTTGCGATAAATTCATCAAGCGTCATTTCCCTTTTTTCTTTAACTTCCTCGGTTTTCATGACTAAGCAATTGTTTACAGACTTCAAAAGCTCTTTTCTAGCTTTATTTTCGTTACTTTCTGTAACATTGAAAACCTTTTCTTTTGCTTCTCCACCCTCATTGACTAAACAAGTAAATTTGTAATAAGTCAATGTTCTTGTAAATTTTACCATTTTGCTTACTTCCTTTTCTTTTATATTTGCGAATCGCTACAATGTTTCATGTGAAACATTGTTTCGTCTTAATTTTCAAAGACTCGTCAGGCGATTTATTTCATTTTCAATATTATTTAAATGTCTTTCTATTATTTCTAAATTCGATATTTCCCACCAATTAGCCAAACAATTTTCCATAAAATGTGTTTTAAGTATATCTAATGTATATTTAATTCCATAAATATCATCATTAATCATTTTATAACCCCTACTTTAATCTTACCTTTGTCAAGTATAGTATATTTTTTTACTTGTCCGTAAATCCTATCTTTATTAAATTGCAAATAGTTAGTTAAATCTGAATATGTTTTAAACTCTTTTGTAACCTGACGATATCCTTTTTTAAATCGTTCGTCTTTTAACATAATTCTTAATATCATAATTATATCCCCTTTCATTTACTACAACACCCTTTCGGGTGTTTCGTCTTAATTTTCAAAGACTCATCAGGCAGTTTTCATAATTTGTCTAGCAACATATCCGACTTGACGTTTGTATATTTCCCACATTTTAGAATCCGATATTTTATTATTTTCGAATGTTTTATAGCCTGCATTTATATACATCTTTCTAATATCCCAATAATAAACTAACATGTTGCCGTATTGTGCAATATTATAATCAGGTTCATTTGAATATTCTTTCATATATCGTGCTATTTCTGACAATTCCAAATAATTCAAATGTTCCTCGATTTGATTTAATACTGTGTTTAACTTTACATTTTTACTGTACTTCATTTTTTGTTTCCTCGTTTCTTTTTATTTTTCGGTTTTACCCGCGACACAATGTTTCATGTGAAACATTGTGTTTCGTCGTAATTTTCAACGACTCATCAGGCGATTTAAAACTCAACTGGATTTTTTCCAAATGCTAAACCATTAATTACAAATGACAATGTATTTATTTCATGAAATAATTCATCTAAAAAATAAACATGAACTAGCCAATCATTAAAATACAATAATGCTGCTGGTTTTCCTGCACAAGCAGTACCTAACATTTTTACTTTTCTGTTTGTTGTTTCTTCAATTTCACTAATTAACTTTTGCAATTCGTACATCTTCATTTTTTGTTTCCTCTTTTCTTTAATTTCTGGTCGCTTAGCTTGTCGCTTTCGCTTCCCTCTCTTGATTACATTTATAGTATACTCAAATATTA